GACTTCAAATTTCACATCAAAATGCCCATATACATCGCTCGACAACACCTTCGGCACCGCACCGCCAGTGTGAATGAACTTTCTGCTCGGTACTCGGTGGTGCCTAGGGAATACTACGAACCTGATACATACAGGGGACAATCCCAGGTGAATCATCAAGGTTCTGAAGGTGTGGTTGAACTCAAGGATAACCTAGATGATAAGGTGTCTCAAAACCTGAGTCATTCCTTCGATGTGTATGATGAACTCCTAGAGAATGGGTGCTGTCGTGAACAGGCTCGCGGTACCCTTCCACAGTCGACCTATACTGAATTTTACTGGAAAATTAACCTTCACAACCTCCTCCACTACCTCCACCTCCGTATGGATGCCCATGCTCAACAGGAAATTAGGGAATACGCCACAGCTATCTTCGACCTCGTGAAGCCCCTCGTTCCCATAACGATGGAGGCGTTCATGGACTTTAGGGTGAATGCGATGCAGCTCACAGGTCCCGAGATTGAGGCGTTAGCCACAGGGAAAGAAATTGAATCCCCGGGAGAGCGTCGTGAGTTTCAGGAAAAGTTAAAACGCTTAAAATTAAATGTCAATACAAAGTAAATGCTTGCCATCACAAACACATTCACAGTATTCGCCGCCAACAACAAGAAGAAAAACAACGGCTTCAAGAAGCTCGGTAAGAAGGTACAGAAGCAGCGCCAGAGTGACGTTGACAGGATCAAGGATAAACTCTCTGATATTGCCAAGGACGAAACCGAGCGTGTGAAGGAAGTTTTCCAGGAGCACAAGAAACTTTTTGAAAAGGCTAAGCCAGTCAAGAAAGTTGGTAAAACATCTATCGACTTTTACGAAAAGTAAACCACATTGTGCATAAAACAAAGACGAGTGCCAATGGTGTATCGTTGAAACTTTGCGCAAGGACTGCGCAGGCTACACTGTATTGTACAGTGCGAAGTTCCCTTCTCGTCTTCATCATAGATCGTTTCATAGCTGCTCTGGATTTTTCCAAACCCAGAACAGTTGTACTTATCTTTCCAATCTTTGATGGAATCTCTGTCGTCTTCATCAACAGTTCACTCACGTCAATGGATTCCACGAATTGTTGTTGAATCATTGGCTCCAGGTAGGTGAAGTAGTTGAAGTTTGGATCCAATTGAAGACAGATGCCTTCTATGATTGAGAAGGACTTTGCTAGATATACAAAACTTGTTGGTACAACAAATGGTTTTTCATCAGCAAGTTGAACGGCGAGTTCATCATTCATGATACCCGATCCATCCAAGGTTTCCAGATATCCCAAGATCGTCTCGAAGAACATCTCGATGTCAGATACATCCGACGTCGTCGGTACAATGACACCCAATTTGATGAGTGTATCCACAATACCCGCCGTGTCCCGTGTGATGATAGACCCAAAAAGACTTTTAAACCCATCCCTCAATTCTTCCGATAATGTTACAAGTAGACCAAAGTCATAAAATACAAGTTTACCCCTCGATGAGAAACCCAGATTTCCTGGATGTGGATCTGCGTGGAAGAGGCCATTCTCCATGGTTTGAATGACATACGAATTGATGAGTGCTTCACAAACCTTTTTCTTGTTCACCTTCTTGTCTGTGATCTCCGTCAACTTTGTCGATGGAACATATTCCATGACAATCATGTCATCGTTCGAATACTTTTTGTACACCTTGGGAACTTTCACCCACTCGACATCTTTCATACTCTTTCTAAATTTCACAGCATTGTCAATCTCTTGTTGATAGTCGGCTTCACCCAAGAGGTACTGGATAGATTCATCAAGTACATACCCAGAACTGTTCCCCGTATCGATACCAACGCGCTCCAAAAAGTGTACAATTTCGCGTATGGTATCGGTATCCTCCTTCATGATATCTAGGATGCCAGGTCGTTTCAACTTCACGACAACCCTTTGTCCGTTATGGAGTGTGGCCATATGTACTTGTCCAATACTCGCAGATTTAAAGGGTACTGGGTCAAACTCTTTGAAGATGTCTTGATTTACAAGTGTATTCATTTCCACGGGAGGGACGTCATCCTGTAATGATTCCAACTCTTTTGTAAATTCGGGTGGATAGAGATCCCCTCTCGTCGAAGCGATTTGACCTAATTTTACAAAGGTTGGTCCAAGTTCGAGGAGTTCCTCCTTCGTCCAACGACCCAATTCTGATTTATTTTGTACAGTGGCGTTTTTCCATAGAAATTTACCAGCAAATTTCCATGTTTTCAACTTTCTGTTAGGAAGCTTCACAGGAATCTGTTTGGCTACACATAACATCCTATTACCTGTTGAGGTTTTTATTTTCTTAAGTTATATAAATGACAAAAGTTGCCAACCTATTTTCACCCGTGACTAGACCAGCGGAAATGTTTATAAACTCTCAACCGGTCTTCTTTTCGTTGATCATCTTGTATCAGGGTCTCTTCTCTGGTAATGCGATTGAAATCCCCATGAGGCTGAAGGCGCTGTTCGACAATAAAACATTCCGCTTCATGTCTCTCATGCTCATCGCGTTCAGTGCCACAAAAGACATCGAGTATGCACTCTTGTCGACTGTGATTTTCTTGACTGTCATCTATGCTTTCAAAACTCCTGAGGAGCGGAGGAAGACTGGTTTGATTTAATTTGTCAGTTAAAAGTAGAATGAAGATTCACATCGTTGGTGCTGGCCCAACAGGTATGTCCCTCGCATGGGAAATTTGTAGAACAGGCGAACATGATGTGACCGTCTATGATCGAAAAGTGTCAGCGGGTGGTTCTTGGTGGGAACCTGATATGGAGGTTCGCGACCTTCATGCACATAGGATTGTTTTCGATCGAGCGTTTATCAACACACAATCACTCTTCAGAGAGATGGGTATTTCTTGGGATGAGATGTTTCGACCCAAAGACAATGGTGAACACATAAACTATGTTTTCCGTTCTCTGAAACCAAAAGACTATGGTACACTTGTGTCACTGTTTTCGAGAGTACTCACACAACCAAAAAAGTACAAAACCATTTCACTCAAAGATGCTGTTGGAACCTTAACGGAGAGTGGCCAGGCTTGCATCGAACACCTCCCACTCATCATGGATGGTGTCACTTGGGATGTCATGACTGCCTATGAATTTGTACAAAACTTGAATCATGTGGCACTCTCACGACCCTGTACACAGAGGGTTTCTGGAAAAGTCATGTGTGATGCTATGGAAGAAGCACTCCTCAACATAGGTGTGAACTTTGTTTTCGGAACAGAGTTGAATGGGGTGGAGTATGGTGAGGATAGTTTCAGAGCATCCTTTTCTAATGGAACTGTCATTGATGACGGTATGCTTTTCCTATGTTTGGACAATAGTCCAGCTTTCAAGTTGATGGGAGATAATTGGGGATCTGACATGGTAAAGAACGTAAGGGATAGTACTTACGGAGCAATCAATGTTCTTCTGGATTACGAAAAGGTTCCAGAAATCAAATCAGACCTCGAAGTCGCTGCAACTACCAAATGGAATCTCCAACCCAAACTTCTGTATGGAACGAAAACGATTTCTTGTGTCATCTGTCATCTCACCGAAGAGATTCTTGCGACTGACCCCGAAATATTGAAGGCTGAGGTTGTGAAACAGTTGGGTATACCCAAACCCAAAGAAGTACGCATAGGTTGGGGTGCCGAATGGAATGGAGAAAAGTGGGAGTTCTCCCAATCCTCGGGTGTTCTCAGCCTTGATGGACAACTGCCCTTTTTCGGAAAGTGTTCCAAAGTGGCTATGTGTGGTATGATGTCTCCTCGACACACACCATACTCGAGTATCGAGGCTGGTATCGAAGTTTCGAGAACCCTCAGTCATCAGTGTTTTGGAACGCGTGAGCCTCTTCGACCCATACTTCTTTCCCAGGTGATATTGATCACCATCGTATTACTTATAGTTTTAGTGTTAGTCTATCGTAACAGAAATCAATGAAGTTTGTGGCGAAAGTTCATGAACCCATGTATGATTTCAATAGTAAAAAGTATATCCGTTTTATAATTCCTGCCAAAGTCTCGGAAATTATAGAACGAATGCATACATTGAAGCAGTGTCTCATCAAAAATAAACATGTGGACAACCCCCTCGATGGTCACGTCCTCACTGTGAAGGTTCCGTTTCGTTATAGACGGGTGATGTGTGAAGTTAGGGGTCGACCCATGCAATCTCTCATGAAAGGAGATGAAGTTGAAATTGAAGTGGATTTTAAGGGTGTTTGGAATGTTGAAAATTACTCGGGGTTCTCATGGATACTCACAAGTTCTTCTTTAGTCAATTAAAGTTTGTAGTCGTGATTTGGGTATGACCACCCTAACTAGAACTGGGTACCTCGTGAATGAGGGTCCACTCCAAGAAATTAAAAAGGAACTTACCGTAAGACCTCAAGTCAATGGAGACTTTGGATTTCCTCCACCGCCTTTCAAAGTTTTCAGAGCAACTAAGAATGGAGTGTGCATTCCAAGATTCTACGGAACTTCTAAACTTGGGGAGCCTAAAGAGGATCGAAGACCAGAACCCACACGAATTCAAACAAAGTTCGCCGGACAACTCAGAGATGCCACACACCAAAATGAAGCAATGTCAGCTGCAATTAAAGCAGGCCATGGCATCCTTTCTTTACCATGTGGTTACGGCAAGACGACGGTTTCCCTGGCCATAGCTTGTAAATTGGGTTATAGGACGATGATTGTTGTGCACAAACAGTTCTTGGCGGATCAGTGGAAGGAGCGGATACAACAGTTTTGTCCAGGCGCCACGATTGGGGTTGTTCAACAGAACAGGAAGGAAGTGGATTGTGATTTTGTCATCGCGATGCTCCAATCCCTTTCCCTCAAAGAGTATTCATTTGCCGATTTTGACACCGTAGGTACCTTGATTGTTGATGAGGCTCACCACATTTGTGCCAAAGTGTTTAGTCAGAGTCTCTTCAAACTCTGTCCTCGACACATCTTTGGACTCTCAGCAACCCCTGAGAGAAAGGATGGCCTCACAAAGGTACTCCATTGGTTTATGGGTCCCACCTTTTTCGCTGTAGAGAGGAAGAATCAGGGACAGGTTGAAGTGTTTCCAGTGACATTCGATTCACCAAACTACAGGAACCCACCACCCTCTATGAGGAATGGAAAGATCTCAATGCCTAACATGATCACAGAACTTGTCGAGGATCGTCAGAGAAACAAGATGTTGGTGGAACTCGTGAAGAAAGCTTCGTCCGGAACAAGACAGCTCCTCGTTCTCAGTGATCGACGTCAACATTGTGAACTTCTACACCAATGTTTCCCCAAGACATCTGGACTCTACATGGGTGGTATGAAGGAGGCTGCTCTCCAAGAATCTTCCAAGAAGAAGATCATCTTCGCAACATTCAGTCAAGCCCACGAAGGTCTTGACATTCCAACCCTTGATACTGTAATCCTCGCGAGTCCAAAGTCAGATATTACTCAAAGTATTGGTCGTATCATGAGAGAAACGAAGGGTAAGAAAAATGATCCACACATCTATGATGTCCATGATCCATGGTCAGTGTTTACGGCGATGTACTACAAGAGAATGAAAGTGTATCGACAAGGTGGATTCAAAATCCATGGTAAAGCTGTGGAAGAAAAGAAGAGTGACTTCCCTCAGGGAAAATGCCTGTTTTTAAATCTGAACAACTATTAAATGTCTGGTGCATTAATACAACTTGTGTCGAAGGGTGTTCAAGATGTGTATCTCACGAGTGAAGAGGGACATTCTTTCTTTCGTATGAAGTTTGCTCGACACACAAACTTTTCACAAGCTCCCAAGTTTATCAAAACTATCAGTTCCACTGACACTTCTATAACTATTCCAGTTTTGGGTGATGTCATTAATGGGTTGTGGTTTGAAGCGACATCTAGGACAGCCAACATCTCTTCAAACCTTTTTTACAACTCCACCATAGATCTCTTTATCGGTGGTCAAAAGGTTGATTCTCAACATTACGACTACTACAGTGACATCTGGCCAAACTATATGGCGGATACCTGGAACAAGTCTCAAGAACTCAATAACAAGACTTCGACTGCAAATCCAGCGTTCTTACCACTTCATTTCTTTTTCTGTGATCACAAGGCATTCTTACCCCTTGTCGCTCTCCAAAATCATCAAGTCGAAGTGAGAATCAACTTTGATGAAGCAAACACTGCATCCATACAGGAAATAGATAAACAGGCTAAAGTTTATGGAAACTATATTTACTTGGATAAGGATGAGCGTGAATCACTCACGAAACGGAGTATAGATTTTATCATCACACAAACGCAGCGGATTGAAAATGAACTCACGACTGTAGTAGATAACACTCAGGGCGGTGGATACAATGTCATAGACATTTCGAGCTTTAATCACCCAGTCAAGTCTCTCTTTTGGGGATTTGGTGCTCTCAGTGATGATTTCGCGAATGATCGTTTTACATTCTTAAACGCTGACATTCAAATCAATGGTACACCTCTACTCGAGAATATGTCCCCACTTTATTACCATACTGTCCAAAATTATTTCAAATCTTCCTATGGTACCAGTGAATATGTTCCCGAAACTGAAGTACTTCTTTATACACGCTACTTTGGGTACCACTTCTGCTTGAATGCTTCTGAGTACAACCCCTCTGGTTCGTGTAACTTCAGTCGTCTCGACAATGCGAAACTCATTTTACGTGGTGTAGAGAAGGGTCTCAATCGACCTTCAAATCAAGCCATTTTCATATACGCCGTGAACTACAATGTTCTCAGGATCAAGGATGGTTTAGCTGGAATTTTATTCGGTAACTAAAGTATATGGGTAGAACAGTTCGTTTCGACCAAATTTTCGTGTCGAGTCTTGATGCAGACCCAGTAGAACAGGATGTTTTGACATCGGTCAGAAGTATCATCACTTCTGAGATCGATGTCGATGATCTTACTGCTTCGAATAGCGTTGAAACTAAGATTCTCACTGTACCCGGGAAGATTACAGCCAATCAAACGGATTTTAAGGTGACTGGGCTCAGTAATGTCGTTCGTTTGACAAGTACACAAATCGGTGTAGGCGCAATCCCTGTGAACGATTTTCAGGTTGGTACCAGCAATGTCGTGATTAACAGAAATGCTACAAACTTGATGACTGTTCGTGGTAATTTAGCCACGACAAATGTGATCGCCTCAAACATCTTACAAACCACTAACCAGAAATTTAAGGTGGATAGTATTGGGTCGAATGTCTTGACAGTGAGTGGTGATATGGTAGCAACCAATGTGAATGTAAATACAAAACTTTCAGTTGGTACATCCACAAATGTTGGATCGAATGTCGCTGTTTTCAAAAATGGTGACGTGATAGTCGAGAATGGCAAGTTTAAATTATACGGTGATATGAATGTCTTTGGTAATGTTTTTGTCACTGATACGACGATTTACCAAACCGTACAGAATCTTGTTGTCCAGGATCCAGTGATTCTTATGGGTAAAAACAATGGTGCGGGTACGTTCGATACAGCACTCATCATGAGTGAAGATACCAATGAAGCGAATCTCGTCTTCGGCTACGATATGTCTGAGAATGAATTTGTGTTGACACGATCCTTTATTGGACCAGAGGATACAACGATCACCTTTGACTCTAACACCATAAACCTCCACGTGTTTGGTCAGTTGTACACCGATGGAAATGTTGGGTTTTCGAATACAAATCCCGTACACACCATCGATGTGGGATCGAATGTTTACCTCGAAGATACCGGGTCAAATGTATTCCACTCGAGTGGCAATCTCTACACACAACGTCTTCTTGTGGGTCCTGGGGGTTTACAAGTTGGTAGTTTGCTCACGATGAACCCCGGAGCTGAAGTACCTGTGATCATCAATAGTAATGTTCAAATGGGTGCCATACGAACGACGGGTACAGCGCCATCAGGTATATCGAACACGTCACCCAAGGATACACTCTCGATAGGTGCCAGTATTTTTGCAAACATAGATGCAGAGAATGTTCTCACAGTTTTAGGAAATGTGGCAACAACAAATCTCGTGACAGATGTCGTTTCATCGGCGTCGAGTGTCACAGTTCATGCAGATAGATATGGTGGAGACAGTACATCAAATGTACTCACTCTTAAATCCGGTCCAACTGCTTCCAATGTAAGCTCCATCGAGGTGTATGGCGCGAGCACTTCGAGTTCTAACCAAAACATTCGATTCAAAACAAAAAACGCTGAGCGTATGCGTATTGCATCTAACGGAAAAGTTGGTATAGCGACAACTGTACCGACCGAGACATTGACCGTCTCTGGAAATGTTCACGTATTGGGGAGTAATGCCACAGTGTATGGAAACATCTGGAATGGAATCAGTGGGAATACATCGATGCGTATCTATTCCAATCCTGTCACTGGTGAGAATAAAGTGGAGAACATCGTCAAAAGTGGGAAGGGTCTTAACTTTTACGCGAGCACCTCG